GAATGTATTCTTCAAATTCATGATAGTCCTCATAAACTTCAGCCACATCCGAATTTGCACGATCTTCATGGGAAGCCGCAACTGTCTCCCTCAAGGAAGATGCATATCCCAAAGTCGTTGCAAGATCCCTTGCACACTTATCTGAGTTGTAATTCTCTAACAACATTTCGCCGACACCAGTTGCATACCCATCGTAATGAACATAGGATGAAACAACTGATCCGTCTTCGTTTAAATACGCAACTAAGGAATTTGTACTCATAATATATTCTCGTTAGAGATTCATCAAACAGGGAAGATCATTTCCTCACCTTTCATAACCATTATACCAAGAGATTCACCGAATGTCAAGTTTTTTCAAAAGTTTTTTCAAGAAGGTTTTGTCGGCCAAGTTACATTGGTTAGATTTCCATCATCATCCAGTTTTGGGGATGCAGTAGAAGGCAAATCTCGTAGTGCTTTACGATAATCTTTTTGTGCTTGTGTCATTTCAATTCCATCTGTTGCTCTTGAAGTCCACCAATCCGTTTCTGATAATCTTCTATCTCTTTCTTCTCGCAATAATCGCATTGGTTCTGCATCTTGTAATTCTTTCAATCTTGCAGATAAAACTTCTTCGGTTGGTTTTTCTCTACTATCTCTCCAATCTAATCCAGAATATTCAATACCAGTTAAAACATATGCCGCACCCTCTGGATAAAGTTCTTGAATTACATCACCAATATCATAATTTCTTCCTCGTTTAATCATGCAGCATCTCCGTCAGTAACATCGACAATGTTTGAACCCCCTACCATTTCATAAACCATTAATGTCGTGATTGCAGTTTCATGTGTTACCCTGTCTGATGAACGATTAATATATGCTGCACTATCACCAATAATCCAAAGAGCTGCCGACAGAGTTGTTCCTGCTGCATGAGTTGTTTCTTTTCTTGCTACCAGTGGATATGATGCTATATGATATTGAGGAGCACTACCATCTGAAGTAGATGAAGATCCAAAATCTTTATACCATAATGTTCCACCATAAGAATCATATGGGCCATTTGAATCAGCAGAACTGGCCCTGTCCATATAATCATTATGGTCTGGTGAAGAACCTGTACTTAATGAAAGTCCACATAAAAATCCATGTGAATCCGCATAACCCCCTATCCCCAAACTTGCGACTGCAAAGAATGTCGAACTTGCACCTTTTGTTGCAAATTCTATGTCAATAAGATAATCTACGGAAGTTCCAACTTGTTTCCTGTCCTTACAAACTCCATAAACAATTTGTAATATAGTACCAGCCGATGCACTCTTCCCAAAATCGGACATATCTTTTGCCCTAGTCATTTACTTTTATCCCTTTTGCATATTGATAATGGTCAAAATACCTCTTCCAGCATCAATTGCAGTATCAACTATCCAATCAAGATTTTCTTCATCATAATCCCATTTGTTCTTAACATATTCAACCAATTCATCATACTCTTCTTCCGAAAGATCATCTATTTCTGGAAGCACTTCTTCAATGTCTTCTACAGCATCAAAAAGTTTTTTAACAGGATCTATAAAATGTCTTGCATCTCCCCATGACATTTCTCCATCCGCTCGAGCCTTTCCTACTGCTTCAACGAATGAAAACATGAAATCAAGGACATCTTTTATTTCTTCGATTCCTCTTTGTTCTTCTGCCATATTACTCCAATCCCATTCTAGTTATATAATCTGAAATTTGTTGGTCAGTAGGTTCTGCAATTCCTCTAGCGATCATAGCTTGTTTTGCAGTTTCCCATGATGTTGATTCGGTTGTTTCTTCTTCGGCCTCTTCTTCCTCAACTTCCTCTTCTACAATTTCTTCTTTTGCCATATTATCTCCTAAATTTCTTCGAGTTTCCTCAAATATTGTTTTCGTTTCTTCATGGCGGCTTTCAATCTAAACTTAGATACATTATCTATGTAAATATCTCCATCCATGTGTTCTGACTCATGTTGAAATATCCTTGCAGATATATCAGAAAAACTTGCACCCTGTTCTTCACCATCTAACAATTGAAACTTTGCAGCGATGGAATGTGCTCTTTCAATTGCAACATAAAGGCCAGGAAATGATAAACACCCTTCTCTTATATAGGTTGTCTCATCACTCCACTCTAAAATTTCTGGATTGAATACTACAATTATATTATTATCCATGGCCATCGCAAAAACTTTTACTGGAATTCCTATTTGATTTGCAGATAATCCAATTCCACGATGATGTATCATATTATCTATCAATTGTTTTTCTAATTTTTCTGGATCAACTTGAGGATTTTCAAAATTAAATATTTCTGGTGTTTCCCTCAAAAATGGATCATCTTCTTTCACTAATTCACATATTAAATCATTCATCCGGCCTCTATTTTAGAAAAGCTACGTTCTTTCGTAAACTTGATTGTTGAAATAAATTTATCAAACAAAATTTCTCCTTTATGAGAAATTACAAACACATTAGTATTTACATCCATTGAATTAATTATCTTTAAAAATGCATCAGTTCCTTCTGCATCTAAAGAAGAGTCAAACACTTCATCCATTATAAGTAAATTAGTATTTACACTATTCTTGAGTTTGGCTACTTGTCTCCATGTAAATAATAATGCAAGATCAATTCTCATTTTCTCACCCTCTGAAAAAGAGGCATAAGAAAATTCATCACGATATTGGGACTGTATCGTTTCATTGAAATTTTCATCAATTGAAAAATTAATAAGAAAGTCCAAATCATTTAAATATTTGTTCATATATTTGTTGATGATTGGAACATACTGGCGAATTATCTTGGTTTTGATGCCAGAATCTCGTAATAATTCATGTGCATATTCATGTAATTTTTTTCGATCACACAATTCAACATAATCTCGCATACACTCTTCTAAATTTTCTTTCAGTACTTTTAATTCATCTTCTACTGAATTGTCAAGTTTTTTCTTATTTTTAAGAGAGTCGATTTCTTTCTGAGTCCTTTCAATATTATCACCTATGGAATCTATCTTAGATTGAATCACCACAAGTTCTTTATGTTTTTCGACAAGATTCTCCCCAATTTCCCGATACTCCTTTAATGTCTTCCCTAATGAATCAATCTCTGATTGAAGTTTGTCGAGGCCATCTTTTTTATCGTCAATCTTTTTAGAAATGTCAATAAGTTTTTCTTTTTTAAACTCATCGTCAATGACTTGTTTACAAGTTGAGCAAGTAGAATTATTTTCGTAAAACTCCAATTCCTTTTCGGCATTATGTAATTTGAGTTCTATTTGACTTTGAACTTTTTCGTATTCTGAAGATTTCTTTTTTGCAGAATCCTCATTCAACATTTTCTTTCCAAGAGTTCCTATTTCAGAATTAAGTGCAACCATTGTATCTTTGGCCGTCTTTCTCTTTGACTCAAACTGTTTAATCTCTTTTTCTTTTTGAGATATAACTGACTGACTATCTTCTTGTAATCTTTTAATATAATCTTCTTGGATTTTTATATTTTGATTATGTAAACCTTTTTCTATTTCCAAAGTTCCCATATCATTTTTTAATTCAGAATTCTTTTGTTTCAATATCGAATTCATAGAAGAAAAAATTTGAATGTCTAGAAGATCTTCAACAATGGCCCTTCGGTCTGACTGTTTAAGCTGCATGAATGGTTCAAAAGTCGAACTACCTAAAAGAACAATTTGAGTGAAAGATTTATAGTTTAATTTAAGAATGACCTTTTCCAAATACTCTTGATAATCACGAATATTAGCCAATTGATCTAGAAGTTTTCCATCTTGTAGTATTTCAAATATATTTGGTTTAATTCCCCTACGTACAAGAAACTTTTTATTCCCTATAGAAAAATCAATTTCTACAATTAATCCCTTTTCATTGATTGTATTGATTAATTGGGATTTATTAATACTACGAAATGGTTTGCCAAATAATCCAAATGTTAATGCATCTAAAATTGTCGATTTTCCAGATCCATTCTCTCCAATTATTAAAGTAGTGGCCGACTTATCTAAAGAGATAATAGTAGGTTGATCTCCTGTAGAAAGAAAATTTCTCCAAGAGATCTGTTTAAATATAATCATTCTGATTCATTTAGAAGTTGTGGTTTATTTCCATGTTCAAATCTATATTCTGTACTGGACATTGCATCCTTTAACATGATATTGATCATTCTATTAATAGTAATATCTCTCTTGTGTGCCTCTCTAGCAATTCTCATAAAATCTTTATCCTTTAATTCTAAATGAACTGCTTCCCAAGGCTCTTCTTCTTTTCCAATTTCAACTGTTTTCATTTTATCCCTGCGGCGCATTTCATCAATATCATAATTAGTCATTTTATATTTTCCTTTCTAAAAATATTAATATCTTAAATCTTTTGGAAGGCCTTGAACTTCTCTCATATTTGCTTCCTGTTGTTCTTTTTGATTTTTCATGTCTATATCATGTTGAGTTTTAGATTTGAATATTGCATTAAAAGATACACTTCTACGTTCTGGATCTCCCACAGAACAACGATAAGGATAAACTGCATGATATTGATGTGCTCCAAATATAAAAAAATCCCCAACTTTTGGAACTATATTGAAATTCGGAGTACAAAACTCTTGATCCCTTCCCGCTGAATTTGTAAAAAGAATAGATCCATCATCCTCTGGTCTATGTTTTTTTATTGACTCATCAAATTTTGGAACTTTTAAATACATAACAGAAGAAACATGACATTGTGTATGTAAATGCATTGGATTGTATTCATTTGGAAATTGAGAGACAATCCACATTGATAACATTTGAGTCAACCAAGTTTCTGCACGAATAGATTCTTCTTGAAATGGGTGCATTTGACTTTTACATTGAATTACAAATTGTCTAATTGTATCCATAAAAAATGTCATTATACCCGCTTCTTCTAATTTTTTATGTGGTATAAGTAATTCGGTTTCAATTTGTCCTGCAAGATTATGACCCCAACTTTTATGTTGTTTTTTATCATCAACAATCTCATCTGTTATTTCTATCATTTTTCCAAGAACTGGATCTGGTAATTTAGTTGCCATAACAGGAGCAGACCAAGGCTGTAATAACTTAGCTTCCATATTGTATTCGACCATCTTTCTCGAATCTACTTCTGTACGAGGACGAATTTCTTTTTTGATTGTCTTTTTTGCAACTCGTTCTGCTCGTCTTCGTTCTTGTCTAGTACTCATACTGTCTCCGCGGTTAGTGCTTCATTATAAAGTGTTTGCATTAATTTATTCAATTCATCTTTATTTTCGATTTGTAAACCATCGACACAACTTTTAATCACACTCATTGTGTCTTCCACATCTTCCATACTTTCTATATCATCTCCTAAATCTTCAATATCAAAAAGATTATCCACTACTGAGATATGCCCAACTCCAGCATCCAACAATTTATCCATTAGAGTTTCAAACATATAAGAATTTTGTCTTTGTTCAATTATTATCTTCACATAACAATTTTCATATCTGGAAATATCTCCATAATCTGTTTTATCATCTCTATAATAAATCTTATGAAACATTGAATAAGGATTTTCTACAAACTCCGTTTCCATTGTTTCAGTATCGTAAATATGAAACCCCCTTCTATCATTATAATCGCTCCATGTAATTTCATAAGGATTTCCAAGATATGTAATATTTCCTGTAGTAGAACGATGATGAAAGTGTCCAGAAAAAACTCTTTGAAAGGCCTTGAACATTGATTTAGGATGACCATCAATTGCAAAAGAACCTCTGTGTTGTTCGATACCTTCAATTTGAAGATGACCAAATGCAACTGGAGCTCTTGTTTTTTCAATCAACTCTTTTGTATGATCTTCGTTATCATCACATATCCACGGCACAAACAATGCAGTATGATCTTTAGTCAAAGATACTTCACATGGCTCTGCATAAACTGTTACATGATCCATTCCTTTTGTCAACTCTGTCATTGAGTTTACAGAAAGAGTGTTTTTGTAATAGATGTCGTGATTTCCAACAATGACTTTGATTTCAGCACCCATCTCTTTGAGAGGAGTGAAAAGAATATCTTTCATTGAATTGAGTGTTTTGTAATTGATAAACTTTCTTCGATCAACCACATCACCCAAATGAATAACTTCTGTGATTCCTCTTTCTTTCAATACAGGAAAAAATATATTCTCATAGAATTTTCGGAAAAAATCTGTAAAAATCAAACTATCGTTTCTTGCACCAAAATGTGTGTCTGTCAGCAAAGCAATCTTCATGCACACACCTCTGTTTTCATAAATTCAACTAAAGGAGACAATTCTGTAAGAGTATCATTTTTTTCTTCTTTAGGTTTTTTCTTTTTTCTTTTTTTCTCTTCAAATGCATGAATAAAATCATATATGTTTGCACGTTTATCCGCTGTCATTGGTGAAGTTCCAGATGCAATACTTTGTGCTTCCTTACTTCCCACTTCTCCCATATCTGCATAATCTTCAATTGAATTAAACTCATCCATTGTTTTGTATTTTATATACAACTGTTTCTTCTCTTTTTCAATTCTTCTTAAAAATGCAAAATATATTATTTGTGTAAAATATGCAAATGGATTGGTTGATTTTTCTGGATTGAAATTGCTTGCATACATTACACAATTTTCAATTCCATCACTTACCATTTCTTCTCTAAATGCATAATTTATAAAATTTGGTCTATGAGATAATCTTTCGGCTATTTTAAGGAAACATTCACCCGCATAATCTGGTATGATCGGTGGTTCTTCATCTTCATCTTTCGCTTTCAAATAGGCTTCTCTATATTCTCTCATAACTCCCAAAAACTTTTCATTATCAACATAATGTTGTTTTTTCCTAGCCATATAATTATCCTTTCTTTTATTATCATCTTTATATTATATCAAATCAATACATCATTGTCAAGTTTTAAAAATAAACTTGACATTTTTGCCTTAGGCTGTTATACTAGGTCTGTGACCGATTGAAATAGAAATATACTATCCTTTAATTGGTATAGTGTAAATATGATATGGAAAATGTTCACTTGTGTATATTTTAATTCTTTCCATAAAATGATTTAAAGTATAATTTTTCCTATCATTATAAGTCAAATCATCGGCTATATCATATAGAGAAGCTGAACTTTTTGTTTCGGATTTTCTCAATCCTCTACCTATTGATTGCAAGTTTCTAATACGTGACTTAGAAGGAGAAGCGAAAACAATGTTGTGAATGTTCCTAATATTGACGCCGGTACTGTAAACGCCATAACTTGCACATATAACTGAATCTTTTTCCAATTCAACCAATTCTCGTACTTTTTCCCTTGATTCTGCATCTGTTCCTCCATAAACATAATAGGCCTTTCTGTTACTTTTCAAAGTATCCTGTAACATAGAGTATAAAATATTTCCATGTTTTTCTACCAATTGAAACAATACTAATGTATTTCCAGTAAGTCCCTTTACTAAATTACATATGTATTTGTTTCTTTCCGTATGACTTACTAAAAAGTCAATCTCTTCTTGGTAATTGAGTTTTGATACAATTGAACTTGCCTCTTTAGAATATCGGAGAATTAGACATTTAATTGAAATTTCCGATAATGTTTTCTTTTTGATAAGTTCTTTAGTACTCGTTACTCTTTTAGTAGAACCAAATAAACCTTCTAATATTAATTTATGTACTTCTACTTCATCTAATGTTCCAGTTGTACCTATTCGGTAAGGTGCATTTTCCAAGTTCTTCATTATTTTAGTGAGAGATTTGGCCTTGTATAAGTGAGCTTCATCTCCAATCACTACTTCAAAATCAGTAAAAAATGGTTTTTTCAATTCATATAATGACTGCCATGTTGATATTACAATTGGTTTAGTTGTTTCCTTTTCTTGTCCTCCAAATATTTTATGTACTAGATTTTCTACTTCAAAATTCTTATCTGCATAGGATTGAAAATCTGTATACATTTGGCTCACTAACGAAAGAGTAGGAACAATAATTAATGATTTTTTTGGATAATAATATCTTATTAGATAATAAATTATTAAAGATTTTCCAGATGCAGTTGGTGAGAGTAAAACACATCTTCGTTCATTGATCGAGTGTCTAACTGCATTACTTTGATAATCTCTTAATTTGTATTGACAAGGAAATGATGTAAGGAATTCATAATACTTTTCATTTGATATAATTTCAAGAGGATCATTGGTTTGGTCTATGAGTTTATATTCACGATCATTTGCAAATCGTTGAACTTCTTTTTTTAATCCATAATAAATTCGGCCGTTATCAAAATTAAAAAGGTAAACATATCCATCCCATTTTCTTCTACGAAACATTGGCATAAATTGATAATTTTTTGGTCTGAATCGAAAATATTGATTCAATTCCATCCTAATGCCAGGTTCACAAGAAAGTTTTAGATATACTTCACTTTCCTTTTCCATTAGGATTTCCATTACCCCATCCCAACTTGAAATTTACTCCAATCAATCGCATTTTTAATTTGCCAGTTTCTGTTTTTAATAGTATCGAGAACACCTAAAAGATAATCAACTTTATCTTCTTGATCATTAATTTGTGCCTCAAACTCTTGTAATTTCTCATCCGCTCCAACATAATATTTTTCCAATTCTGTTTTATTAAGTCGAATATTGTGTTTTGGTGGTTTTCCTTGTTTTGCAATAATAACTTCCCACCTTTGTTGGAAAAGGACTTTCCAATATCTTTTTAATTCACGAAGCGTCTTTTTTTCCTTCGTGTATATTTCCATGTATTTTGCGTGTAAATTGGGAATTTGTAAGGACTCTTCTCCCAAATTTGTATTATCAATAGAAGCATCTTGTTTCCATTGATCCATAATATCTTCAAGTTTCATAATATCAATTGTCTAATAGATTCTTTACCTTATAATTAGTGTATCGAAACATCGCAGTTGCAGTAAAATATTCTAAATCTACGGATGCACTATCGAAATCAAGTGCAGAAATAGAAATAGGAAAGGCTTCGTAAAAATGAAATTGTATTTGAGGATTCATTGCACTTGTCAAAAGAGTAAGAACAATCGTGGAAACTGTTCCTCCCCTTGCAGTTGTAGTAGATTTTGCATGAAGTTGTCTATATTCTTCTCCACCCTCTACAAGTCCAAGAGTTACAACTCTGTCATAAATTTCCATCCAATTTTTTAAATGTTCATCTACAATAAAACGAACAGACAATTCTTCAAATGCAACTCTACTTCCATGATAAGGAATGTTTACCATTGGGGTTGGCACTTCAATTGCTTCTATTGTTACGCCTGGAATATTGACTGCCTGACAAAACCATGTCATATTTGGTGCATCTTCCATTGTCAGTCGAAAACTGATGTTGGAAAGATAGTTTAAGTTGTCTGGTATTTTATTTGCTGCGGCCATAGAATTCCTTATTTGTCTTTCTCTATACTATTTATTCAGTAAATATTTTTAAGTCATACATTATATGGATATTTTTCCATCAATTCATTGTAACGATTGGTTTCAATATCTAACATATCCTTTGTAATACCTTGTCTTTCCAAACCAATTTCATTTAATTTTAATTTTTTAGCAGGATTACCCACATAGATATATCCTGGCTCTACTCTGGTCTTTTTTGGAATAACAGTTCCCATACCAATCATAGCATAAGAACCTACAATTTGCCACGGATGAATGATACAACCATGTCCAAGATTAGCACCTTTCATTATATGATTGTGTCCACTCGTTGTTACTCTTACACTCATCTGAACATCATCTTCAATTATGCAATCGTGTGATATGTGAGTATGTACCATAATATAACAATTGTTACCAATTGATGTACATTTACTTAATCCAGTTGGTCTATGGATATTGACAAACTCTCTAATGGTATTATTATTACCTATCTGTACGTATCCTTCAGTTTTTTCTCTGAAATGTTCTGCATCTCCACCTATGTAAACGAATGGATTAATTTGATTTCCTTTACCTATCGTAAAGTGTTCCCACTCAATTATGGCCGAATTATGTATTATATTTTCTTCTTTTGGTAATGGTGAAATATAAATATGACTCATATCCAATTCTCTAATATTTTTTTATTTATTTCAATATTTTTAAGGTCATTTGGTTTGGGGTTTCCATGAAAATAAACAATAGAGATATTTTTTATTTTTTCTAAATAGTCAACGTCCTCAAAATTACATTTTTCAATATATGGTACATATTGACATTTATAACTTACAATAGTATTTGGATAAATTTTATCAAGCCTAGGACATTGACCATTATAGTCGAACAATTTCCTTAGTAACAACATTTCTGATGGAACATTATCAAACATGGTAAAATTTTTATATACCCATTCTTTATTATTTTCCCAAATATCCCAAATATTATTACTTGCTTTTTTACTAGCTATCGTGATTCCATTACATACTTTATTATATTCCAGAGGGTCAGAAATCATACCCATAGGTTTTTCAAAAGAACAAATTTTATTAAGATCACCTGTAATTACAGTATCTAATCCAAGAGTGAATCTTTTTCCCCAAGTTATGTCTGGCCGATATTTTTCAATAATACAAATCCATCCTCTTCCCATTTCTAAAAACTTTATCTGACGAACTGGTTCTTTAATATCATCATATTCTCTGTCCACTAAACAAACCAATTCAAAGTTACCATCATAATATCTTTGTATCCCACGATAGAGTTTATCAACCCAAGTTCCATCATAAATTTTTGTGGAATGTGGAATTCTTAATTTTTCACCATCAAAAAGAGCAGTTATAAAAGTTATCATATTAAGAAGGCAATAATTTATTTATTCAGTAAATTTTCAAACTCAGCATAACTCAAATGTTTCCCCACATGAAGAATTTTATTTTCTGGAAACTCTTCTTCAATTCGTTTATGTTGTTTGATCCATGTTTCGGGATCTGATTCGGTATCTTTTAAATTTTCAAATTGGGTAGTAACTGCACTTAATGTACCAAGATAATGAGATGTTCCCAAATAGATATTATCAGCAGTTCGATCTAGATAATAATCAAATCCAATACAATAGATAGTTTCGCCTGGATGATGTAAACAGGCCAACCTCAGAGCTGCCGTTCCAGAATTGTATGATGTAGAAAAATGTTCTTCATCCCACCATTCAAGTTTTTCGGTTTTTTCTTCTGGATGTACCCAATATATGATAGTAGTTCCTCCATCACCAAACATAACAAACTCTTCTGTTCGTTCTTTTGTTTCAAGAATTTTCATATTTGGTGGAATTGACATTTTTATCATATCATATTGTATTCCTGGCAAACGATCAAACATTTTAAAATGACATTGATTTTTTACAGAATATCCACTTCTACAAATGTCCCATGTCATTGGGCCATCACCACATACTAAATGAGTTGGAGAATAATCACGATATATGGCATTACATCCATAAGTGATTTCATTGTCTAATTGTTCTAATTTTATGACTGAACGAGATGAACCATTTCCGATTACAACTATCATAATACCTCACAAGAAAATGACTACAAATAAAAAAAGGGAGAGGATTTCTCCCCTCCCTTTTGGAAATCCTACAAGTATGTAGGTCAAGAATTACATAAGGTTCGCAAGACGAACTTTTCTGTAGTACTTGTTGGAGTGTGCTCCAAGGTGATTTGCGGTATTAAGCATTGAAGCAACATATCCAGTAGATGCTTCTGCATTTTCGGCAAATGGATTTGCAACAATTCCGTATCGGGATTTGAAAGCAATTTTAGGTTGGAAACTATCACTATCAACCGCACGAACCATTTGCAATGGAACGTATGGGCAGTAGAAGATTCCAGCATCCATAGGTGAATCACCCTTATAACCTACACAGTAGTACTCGGCTGCATTTGCATCAGCATATGGATCTACAAATACTTTGTATCGTCCATTCAGAACACCAGCAAAAGTAGATGCGGCCGTATCTGTGTTAAGATCTGTGCTCATTGCAGGAGCGTAATCTAACATACCTGCCATTTGAAGAGCGGAAGCAACATCTGAAGATGTTATTATAATATTTCCTTTTCCTCGGCGAGTATCTTTACCAATCTGATTTGCATCTTTTTCGATTTGCATCATCAGACCTTTGAATTTTTCAACCATCCAACGTCCATTGGAATCTGTATCAAGATCAAATCTTCCACTTGTTGTTACACCAGCCTGAGCTCCGATATCAGCACTAATATAAATTCTACGAACAACTTCACGATTGATTTCTCCAAGAATTTCAGCAGACAGAATATTTGCAAGTTCTGCTTCTGCATCTAATCCATGAACTGCACGTAAATCTTGTGCAAGTTCCATTGAGTATGAACCCTGAAGGGCACGTGTACCTGCAGCAACAGAAACCTTTTCAACTGAAAAGGACATTGCAGCTGGAGTGTCACCTTCACCACCAGACATTGAAGACGCCCTCGATGAAGTATATTCCGTACCAGTTTCACCAGCACCAGCGGTGTCAATCAATAGACCAGGCGTAGCAACTAAGTCACCAGATGCATGACCATCTTCCCCACCAACTTGATCTAATTCTGATGTCCATTGTTGGGAAGTTCCTCCGTCTGACAAAAGACGAGCTTTAAGAGCAAAGATCAATCCAGTTGGGCCGGACATTGGTTGTACACCACAAATATCATAAGCAATAAGTTGTGGCATTGCACGGCGAACCATGCTTATAAGAACTGGGTCTGCAAAATCTTGAGCAGCGTGTGTTGGATTTCCTGCAACACCACCTTGACCAACTGCGGGTGCATCAACACCCATAATTGTAGTTGGGGCTGCCTCCATAAGCATTCCACTTTGATTATTATCTTGAGCATATTGAGCTTCAACATTTTCAAGACATATAGCGGTTACTGCTCGGCGATGTGCATCCTTGATCTCAGGAAGATCTGGATGATCAAGAACTGGTGCCCACTTCTTGTTAATTTGTTCTGAGAGTTGCATTTTTAACTCCTTAAATTGTTAAAATACTTAAAATTAAAAAAAATTTATTTACGAGCTATAGCTTTACTATATGCTTCCATGATGTTTGACATTTTAACAGGAGTTTCCTCCGAATTATTTTCTGCCGTCACATCTTCCTGTTCAACATTTTCATCCTGTTTAACTTGATTAGGGAAGTAATTTTCCTTAATCGTTTTTACTTTATTCTCAAAATCTTCCGAATCATTTTCGTAATTTACACCTTCAACAAGTGTTTTCATCTTTTCAGCTTGTGTGTCTGCCAAATCTTCGCAAACTTCTTCCAAGATTTTATCCTTACGATACTCGTTAAGTTCACCTTTAACTTTCATGTTTTCTTCAACCTGAGAATTTAATTTTTCTTCAAGTTCCTCGACTTTATCATACAGGCCTTCAACAATGTCAACCTTTTCGTCTGGAACATCGATATAATGTTCAGTAAAGAGATTTTTAAGTCCACCCATGAACTCTTCTGTAATTTCACTTCTTAGTGAACTTTCAAGTGCAATTTCATTCTCTCTCATCCACTCTTCAACTACGTAGTTGAGATATCCGTCAACTTTATCAGTCAACTCATCACGGAATGAAACAATCTCTTCTTGTAAATCTGATTGAAATTCTTTTTCAAGTTCATCAACCTTAACTGTTGCAACTTCCATAACTTTCTGATGAACTGCGGCTTCGAAGATAGTCGAGGCTTTTGTTTTGAATTCTTCTGAAAGTTGTTCGCCTTGTACCAAAGCATCAATATCTTCTTTGACATTAATTTCAGGCATTGCAATTTTGATTTTCTTTTTCTTTTTGCCGATAGCGACTTTATCGCCTGCAGGATGTGCAGTTTCGGGATCTTCTCCACCAACATCTTCTGCTTCGGCAACACTCATTAGTTCTTTCCACTTAGTAGAAACTTCTTCTTTTTTCATTCCGTTGATTTTGTCGAAAAGAGATTTGATCATCTGAGCTTTAGTAGAAGGGATTTTTACTTCCTCTTTCTTTACTTGCTCATCTTCCTCTTCCTCTTCGTCATCATCATCGTCATCTTCGTCATCGTCTTCTTTGACTTTTGACTTTTCAGAAAGTTCTACTTCTGGTTGATTCTCATCTTGTTCTGGAGCTTCAACAAGTTCCTCCTGTTCAGATTCTTCCAGAACTTCTTCTTGATTATTATTTTCTTCAGTAGCCATTGAAACTCCTAAATCGTTGTAGTATTTCGTTACTGTTAATATTTATAAAATCATAGTTTTGACAATAAATTTTTGAACTCGTTCAATTTTACTTCCTCAAGTTCTCTGGAAGAGGCACTCCGAATATTGTCCCGAGCCCTTTCGATGTCATGCTCTTTGAGCAATCCATTATCCCAAATCCATTCTCTACCCTCCATAATACCTTCCACGAAAGCATTAGGAGCCGAAGGATCTGCGACAATATCCGCAGCTGTTGCAAGATAAAAATCATTTTGAACAATCTGCGCTTTCTTGTCTGGTTTCAAAGTTCCCATTCCTCTTGAGGAAACACCCAACCTTGCACCTTCATCTATTAAACTTTTTACAATCTTACCATTTGGTGTATCAAGAATCTTTGCACGCCCAACAAAATTTTTACCTTCTTTTGTTAAAGAAGTAATCATATGAGATGCACGATCTAAATTTACTGTAGGGCCGTCAGGATGTCCAAGTTCACCAAAAGCACGTTTTGGTTCTACATATTCCTTGACATACCTACCAACTTCTTTTTCAAGAACATCTAATGGATATATTCTTCCATTTTTGTTCTTTTTTTCAGATTGCATGAAAATACCCTCAATGAAATATTTTTTGGGTTTCCCATCTTCTTCGATTAATTCATAATCTACTGTTTCTGTAAGTTCGCAGATTAATTTCATTTTTCCATCCTACTTTACGTTTTCAAATGCAAAATCTAAAACTTGTAAAAATGACTTAGAATCTTTATTCATTTTAGTTTGCATTTTTTTCTTATTAGTACTATTTAGAGAATCAAATGTTTTCAATATTGTTTTTGCAGCGTCTGGATCTATTGGTACTTCTGTTCCAGATTTAAATTTAATATCGGCTTCTCTTTTCTTTTTTACAATAGATCGTAATTGATCTATTACATCTTCACCCAAAACAATTGTAGATTTTAAATTTCTTTGTTCCTCTTCTTTAAAAACAGGATATCCTAAAGATCTTCTTAATTCTTTAAATGTTTTCATTTAAAATCCTAATTATTTGCAACCGCTGCAAGTTTAATGTCTGCCGAAGCAGCAAAAATTTTATCAGATGCACCCTTCCAAATAATTTGAACTCCGTTTGCAGGAACAGTAAATGTTCCTATGTCAGTTCCACCACTTTCTTCTAATGTGACCAATCGAGCAGTAGCTCCTGCATTTGCACATCTTACCATTCTTGCAGACCCAACAGTAGATGCAGTTCCAGTTGCAGTAGGTGCATCTATTTCAGTTCCTTTGAGTGTTATGATCATGCTTCTACCTCTATTGTTTCTGGTTCTTGTTTTGGTTCAGAAAAATCAGCAACTTGAATTTCTGGATTATCTGCATCCATTGACACTTGTCCTATTGCCTGATCTTTATCTGAAAATATTCGTGTTGCAACTTCTTGTTTTTTACTTGCAAGAGAAGTTATGACTTTATCTGAAATCAATTGATCAAATGCATCATTTACTCTTGTTGGTTTCCCTTGCATTGCAAAATCCACAAGATCTACTGTCTTAAAAGGTTTCTTTGTTGCTTGTTCTGCCATTTTTATATCTCCAAAAAATTACTATTAATATTTATAAACATTTAAATATGAGCAATTAAAATCTATCTCCCATATCTTCTTCGCCTTCTTCACTTTCACCTTCTTTTGAGATCAAATCATCTTCTTGTTTGATTTCTTCGTCTGATTGTCTCAATATATTTTTTCTAAACCACTCTTGGGAATAATATTTTCCCACCATATCTTCCATATTTCGTGCAAGATCTACACGTTGTGACATAGTTTCTTGTTGTTTGAATTCTGTATAGTAATGATCTTTTTCAAAATGATAATAAATTTTATCTTTAATATTAGACCAATCTGCAGCGGTCATAACATTTTTTAATATCAATTGTCTTTCCATAATTTCATCGAAAACAAGTGAAAATCTTTTTTGCAATTTCTGTATGAATTTACTGAAAAGAAGCTCGTCCCTTGTAATCTCGCTTTCTCTCCCCAAAGAGAAACCAGAGTCAGCCTCTAAACGAGATACAGGAACGTGCATTGACTTATACAATTTTTTCTGAAAATATTCAACATCTTCTAGTTGTCCTAGATTTTCTCCGCCAGGAAGTGTAGTAATTTCTGTCCCTCTTCCACCTTCTCTTCGTGGCAACCAGTAATCTTCTAACATTGATTGATGTCTGCGATCATCTTTGACTTCACCAGAATCCGAATCGTAAACCAATCGATTCTTATAACGAGTCATGATGTCACGGATATATTGTTCGGCTTTTAATTTTGGTAGGTTTCCTACATCAATATAAAAAATTCTGCGTTCTGGAGCTCTTGAAATTCTGTAGATAACTATTGCATCTTCTACCATCCGTAGTTGATTCAATGGTTTAATTGCCTTATGAAGATATGACATTACCAAATTTTTCTGTGGATTTAACATTCCAGATGTGGTTGATACAATACTATCACCAGAAATTGTAATTCCCTGAGAAGATCGTTTATCCAATCCTCCCTCAAAATAATTATATACAGGAGTTATATTGATCTTGGTTGTCGGCCCAGTTCCAACTTTTTCTTGTTTTACTTGTTTGACTTTTTTGATCTTTGTGGAATCTAAACTTCGTAATTCTACAATTCCACGTTTGGGGTCAGCTTCATCTATCATCACATGATAATACAATCTTCCTTCAATATACCATCTCCGAAAAATATCATGTCCATAATTATTGAAATTTAAAAGATCTAGAACAGTATCAAATTCATTACGAATTTTATTTTTGATACCTTCAGAAAGATCTGTTTTATCTAATACTAAGGTAACTGGACTTTTTATACCATCAACCACGATTGCTTCATTTACAATATTATCAATTGCAATTTCACAATCCGATGTTTGTCCCATTTCACGATATTTTAGAATCAAATCAACTTCATTTTTATATTGACCTTCCAGATCCATGTAGGAGCCGTATGCACCAGCCCCAGATACCATCATAGATCCATCATCATTTTCTGGAAGGGTAAATACTGGAACTTTTGCGCCTGGTTTTTCCTCACTTTTTCGTTCAATTTTGAAACCAAATATTTCAAATGCCATAATTATTTTCTCCTAATTGTAAACCATTTATTCATAAATTTTACCACTCCTCATAAAGCATTGGATCTCCACCAGTAATTATATTATTTGTTTCAGATGTACCAGAATCGTGTGATCCCGATGTACTTGGTGAACTACCATCTTTAGCATCCCAATAATCATAATTCCAAGTACACACAAACTCTTCTATATCACTCGCCGATCCCCAATCAAGTGCAATAGCTGATAAATTTGATGGCCATGCACCATGAAATGTATAAGTTCTCAAATCTCCACCAGCTTTACTATGTTGGGTTACAGTAATAGTAGATTTATATTTTGCACCTGTACCTTCAAGTGCAGCTGTACTTCTTGAATATTTTCTTATATTTAGGTGACTGTGCGAGATCATATTCATCCACTTTTCAAGAACTTTTCTAATACCATAATCTTCATCATTATATATTGTAGTATCTAAAGTGTCATAGGTTCGATCACCCGCAACTCTTATTGCTTTACCATGAAAAAATACATCATAAGACCCAATTGTAGATGCGGGAATTTGTGAGGCTTTAATAAGAAATTTGGCCTTAGTGGAAGGTTCAGGTAAAGTAAGACCCGCGGGATATGTTATTGATGCCGAAAACAGGGAAGGACGGGCCCCTCCCTGTGCTAAACTTGATTTTAATTTCGTTACGCTGAACTGATTTGCTGCCATTCATTTTTACTATCTATCTAATTTTTAAAATCACGATGTGACTATCCAAGAGCTCCTCCGAATCCACCATCATTCATACCGAATTTGCCGGGAATTGTGGGGTTTTGGGTAACTCCGCTTGAATCTCCACCAGTTGGTTTAGATCCTTGAGTATTATCAGTTCCTTGTTTTGTTCCACCAATAGATTTTGTAAAATAATCGTATGCAAATCCAATAGTATACTCCTGAACTGCATCATTTGACCAATCGACCGCAATTTCTCCCAATGATGAAGGCCACATATTTTTAAATTCCCATTGTTGACCTTGTGTTGCATCAGCATTTATTTGGGTAACTGTAGCTGTACCAACAGCGGCCCCACCAGTAACTCCCCCTAGAGCAGAAGTTCGTGATCCATCTAATGATCCAGATATTTCTCTCATCCAATTTAAAATCTCATTACGATGTGAAAAATCTTCATCATTCATTATCGTAACAGTCCAAATATCATATGTACTATTTCCAGAAAATTTATATGCTCTTCCGAACCAATTTACAGTAACAGGATTTATAGTTCGCCCTGGAATCGCTGCCGCCTTAACAAGTAAGTTTTCTCTTGCTGTGAAAGCGTCTATATTTACTGAAAATAGAGATGGACGAGCACCACCACCATTGGCAGTATTATATAAATTTGATTTAAAAGAGTTTACTGCAAATGCCATCTAATTCCTTTTAAGTTAATTTTGTTCCACCAGTAGGATGGTGTGTAAAATATTGATATGCCCATGTAACATCAAATTGTTCAAAATCACTTGTAGTATCATAACTAAGTGCTATTTCGCTCAAGGATGTAGGAAACATATCCATAAATGTTGTTGTTAATGCAGTACCTCCACCTTTGGTTCTTGCAAATAGTTTTCCTGTGCCTGTATGATCCATTCCAGCTTCCACTTCAGCTTTCATAATATTTGCATTAGGAGCATTTATAGTATCCATCCATTTTAAAATATTTGTATGTTCTAAACCACCTTCTGTTTGATATATTGTAGTAGTTAGATCTGCAAAAACCATATCGCCTGGAAATTTATTCATTCTACCATAATGTGCTCTTTCTATAGGAGTAATTTCCACGCCGGGAAAGGCCGAAACACTACACAAATATGCCAAATCCTTAAATTTTTTATCATCTACTGTACCTATCGGTGAAGATGTAATAGTAAATTCAAATAAATTTGAACGGGCACCCCCCTGTGCGAGTGCCGTTTTTAATTTAGCAAGTGAAAATGTGTTTGGTTCTGTTTGAGTTGCCATTTGTTATTTTCTCCAAATATTAAACTTTATTTTAATTATTTATGTCAAAAATCTTAAACGGCACCAGCGACTTCTGAGAATGATACTCCACTTCTAACTGCAACAAAGTTGAGTTGAATAAAGTTGATAGCACGTGAAGGTTTGATAAAAATATCTCCCCTAAACTGATTCGCATCAACAACTTGTGGTGTATTATTCGAAGCATCACATACAACTGCAAAGTCAGTAATTCCACCTCTTCCCTGAATGTCTGCAAGGAAAGGTTCAACCATTGACACAAATTGTGCTCTTGTAAATTCATCATTGAATTCAAACAACTGAAATCTTGCAGCGTTTGCAATTGCTTTTTCCAGAAGGATGAACAATCGTCTTACATTGATTCGATCAAACGCAGATGGTTTTGTCAACTGAGTTTTATCTCCGAAAAGAACAAATCCTTCGCCTGGGAAGTTGCAAACAGGATTTACTTGTGCTTGATATAACTTATCTCTCTCTGCTTTCTTAGGATTATAAGGAAGACGAATTATACTTTTTATTTGTCCTCTTGTAAATCCAGCAGGAGAAAAGAAAGGATCACGTACTTGATCTGTTTGAGCACAAAGTCCTGCAATATCTCCATTTATTGGAATATATCTATTTTTATCGTTATGAACATCCAACTGTAATTTCCATCCAGAGTCCATGACTGCATAAGATGAATTCATATTTACAGTATCACGATAATCGATTACGTTATCAGTTGCAGTTGAAGAACTTGTTACTCCAACAACATCTGCTTTTTCTGGTGAGAAAAATACAACACAATCTTTTCTTGATTCTGCAATATTTGAAATACAATGTCTTACAACCGCAGATGCATGATCAGCAGTCATAATCAATGAAACATCAACATCTTCTGCGGACTTCATCTTATCATATGCACGAATAAGATCCGCTGCACTTGGTGCAGTTCCATCAGATCCACCTTGCATACTTAATGTCAAAGGTACTGAACCACTATAAAATTCATCTGTGGTTTGTGTTCCATTTGCATCAGCAGTTGCTCCCCATGCACGATGAGTAGCAGTTCCAGTTGTTATAAGAGTACCATTTCCGGCCATATCAACTGAATTAATTGTTGGATGATCTAACCACCAAAGAAAATCTGAATTTTTATTGATGTAGTTTTTGTAGAAAACATCTTCTCCATCTAATTTTGCACCACTTGCAACCGAAAGATTTGCATGAACTTCTACAACTTCACCAACTGTTCCTGTCCAATCTCCATCTTCATCAGCAACAACAACATGAATTTGATCAAGTGACATATTTTTATTGTCTGCATAATCAGATGTGGTTGGTGCGCCTTCATTAACTGCTCCTTTATATTCCCACTCTCTTGCAAACGATTGACTTGATGCGGTTGCAAGAAATGAGTCAGCTGTAACTATTACAGTATTAGATGTGATTGTCTTTACTCTCTTAGATTCACCATTAATTACAATTGTATCTCCAACATTCATTTGAATATCAAAAAGTGTTCCCGATCCTGTTACAGTAGTACTGTCAGCAGTAACAGATACAGTTCCTTTCATGTGACTTGAAGGAGTTGAGAATGCGGAACGCTTTAATCTTGTTGCAGTTGTTGCGGTAACATTTTGATTATCACTTGAATCTAATGCAACAGCAACAGCAGTAGATGCATTCGTGACAGTTGTGATTAAATGGTTTCCTGTTTCACCATTAATCTTAATTAAATCACCAACTCTCAATTCATCTTGAAAAAGTGGAGAACTTGCTCCTGCGAGAGCACCAGTTGCTTCTGTCCATGCAACTGTTCCAGAAAGATTTCCATCTGATGCTGGTCTGTCAGCAGGACAAATTGAAACTTTGAAAGTGTTTCCGATATCTCCTGCCCATTTTGTCATGAACGGGCCATCGTTTCCAACATTAGTTACACCACCACCGATTGTTCCACCTTGTTCTGGATCATATGTAGTATAATACGCTTCTGAATCTGTGATTTGTAGATTTGCATACGCTGCAGTATTTGCAGCAGCGTTAAGAGGAGCTGCAGCATTTGTAGTTGTTGTATTTGCAGCACGAACAAGATTTAGTGCATTTGTATACGACAGAAAATTAGCAGCGGTAATCCAATGAACTGCGTTATCATCATTGGGTTTATAAAACTGATTTTTTAAATTGTCTTCATCTGTTACCAGAGTAACTTCTTCAATTGGGCCCCAGCGGAATCTCCCTGCGAAACCACCTGTAGAAGTTGCAGCGGCGACTACAACATTGGTTAAATCAATCTCTGAAGTATTTACGCCTGGACTTACTTGAAAGGCCATATCTTAATCTCCGTTAAATTTTATGAATTTCGGTAGAGTTTACCTATCTCTTACCAAATATTTATAAATATTGATAATTGATGAATAATATTTAGTGTAAGGTAAATATGAAGTTCCCACAAAAAGCCATTGATCGTTTTAATGCAAAGATAACAAAATCAACAGATTGCCACCTTTGGAATGCAGCAAAACAAAAACAAGGATATGGTATGTTTTCTTACGATGGGAAATCTCTCCCAGCACATAGATTTGCATATCTTCTTCATAAAGGTCAAATTGCAGAAAATATGGTTGTTCATCAAACTTGCGAAAATAATAGTTGTGTCAATCCAGACCATTTAGAATTACAAACTAAGAGTCAAAATAAAAAAAATTACAATTCAGTTCGTGTTAGTAAAGAAATGGTAGAAAAAGAAAGTATTAAATATCTTTTTCGTCTTAGAAATGTCAGACCAGAATTAGAAGAAGAAATTGATGCACTATTGATGATGTTAGTTTCTGAAGAAATGAAAGAAGAAGATGATTTTGGATTTGAAAAAGAAACTAAAGGTAATAGTTATCTTTAAAAATACTCAAATTGATTTTTGTCACCGGCCGGACTCCATACACTATTATCGCCTGGAATCGAAAATTCTTCTGGATCATTTGCATCTTCAATAAAACCAAAAGGAACGAGTTCTTCCTCAATCATTTTCATTTGTTCTGCAAACATCTTTTCACGAATATCTTGATCTGTCAATTCTCTAAAATACCTTTGTTGCACCAACCAAGAAAAAATAACACAACACATTACCAAATCATCATTACATCCATCATCAGCTTCCCATGATGTACTCTTACCGATAAAGGTTGTTAATTCTGAGATAGTATCAAAATCATCAATAAGAAGATTGTCTCTTTCGATTAAATCCTTGAGAGTTGCACAACCAATTCTTTTGACTTGTTTTGTAGTCCGAATTCCCATTGACACATTCTTGGAAAATCCACCACCAATTTGTTGACCATTCCGGCCGTGCATAGTGACCATCATCATATTATCATATTCCATATCATGATATAAAATATCAGAAACTTGTTGGCCGATATCATTTACTTCCACTAAAACAAATGCATCATTATATTTCTTAGCGGTTGTATAAATCACATTCGGATATAACATAGGAGAAATGTCATTTTTTCTATATTTTGCGACTTGTCGATATGGTTGTTTAGATACATCAAATACTGAAAATGCAGAGTAATCAAGTCCTACACCCCTGGCCACATCACAAATCATAACATACGTATGATTTTGAATTGGTTCTTGATAAACATCCAATCCCTCATGAGAAAATGCTGGTTGTTTAAATGGCATGGACATAAGTTTTTCAGTTGAGATAAGAGTATTAGAACTCCCCAAAAATGAACACTCAAATTCCTGTTGAAACTGACGCTCTGAAGTATTTCGTATCGTTTTTTCTTTCCACTCTTGATCACGATCTGGAACTTGCGACCAATGAACCGAAATAGGAGAGTAATCATTATTTCCCTCTTCTGCATCTGTCCACAACTTGTAAAACATATTCATTCCGTTTGGTGTAGAAACAATGAATACCTTTGTGGTTTTACCAGACGAAATTGTAGGATAAACTGAACTGAAAAATTCTTCTGAAATATTGGAAGGCACGAATGCAAATTCGTCTAGAAATATAATATTAAAACTACCACCTCGAATTGCAGATCCAGATGTTGAACTTGCTAGAATCTTGGAGCCGTTTTCAAGTTCTATGTTACCTTTGTTCCAAATCAAGATCCCTTGTTGCAACCACTTGGGCATATGTTCGTATGCAAGTTGCAATCTTCCAAGAAGTTCCATTGCAGTAGATTTCTTGTTTGCAAGAATTGCAACCGAAACATTCTCGTTGAAAAGGATGTAATGAAGGAGATATGCAAGGATAGTGGTTGACTTACCAGATTGACGGGCCATCTTGCAAATCACAAATCGTTCATTGTGAAATTTGTCAATCATTTCTTTTTGATAATCACGAACATCGAATTCAACCAAACCCTCATCAACCGAAACAATTTTTATGTACTCTCTTACAAAATGAAGGGGATCTTGTTGACAACGAACATATTCGCCTACCTGTTCCTCTGTCCAATCTTGTTGGATGTATGCAGCCTTTAAAAGAGGATTTCCTAAGTAAGT